AGGTGGCTTTCTCTTCGCCTTTGATGCAAGACAAGCGATTTCTGAAGCGAGCTTGATGATCGCTTTAGATCTCTTTCCACATTTGCCTTTATTGCCTACAGCATAACGACCGAGAGCAAGACAGACATCACCTTGACTCGTTGTCAGCCATGTTTGATATGCCTTGATACCATACTCAATCTCATCGCAACCTTGACAATCAACAAATTGCTTTTTCACTTGCATGATACCTTCAGCACCCACAGATGAAATAAGACCTCTCTCAAACTTGCTCTCATAGAAAGCAATCGCAATCATCAAGTTAGGATCAACTCCCATTCTCTCAGCCGTTGAAGCTACTTGTTGGCAAGCTCTCATCCTGCTTGGGATTGACTTAGCTAAGATCTTCTCCCAACCTAAATCTTGTTTAACTTGATTGGGATTAAAGATCATTCCCATCACAAGCCAGCATACATCAAAAAAACTATTCATCTTCGTCCTCGTCTTTGGTGATATCATCCCAACTCTCATCATAAGAAATATCATCGTATGCGATGATGATTGCATTCTGATCAAGTATTGCTCGACAACTCTTGCAATAGTGGTACTCCATACTTGAGCCTGCTAAGGTTGATTTGATTTCATTGTGGCATCTGAGGCATTGCATCGATAAGCTCCATCGTTTTTGGGAAAATAGTTGATGCGATAGTATATACAGCTTTAGCAAATTCTTGCATTTCAAATTGAGAATGACTATCCATTCTGAGCTTTAAAAAGTGCATGATCGCCTGAGTACTAGCCGACCAAATACATTCACTATAAATCCCAACGGGCAAAATCATTCTCGCTTGCTCTCTACATACTCCCATTTCAAGCAACTTTTCATAATTGTTGTATGCCAGATTATAGCTTTCAGCGACTAAGACCAGAGCATTCATATCTTGATCATCATCTAAATATCCGCTTGATCCCTGCTTGTTTTTAGTGTCTTGCAGTCTAAAATGTTCAGGATAAAAGAAGCTATCTTCAATCTTGGTATATCTTGCACTTTGCTCATTCCAAGCACAACCAACTTGATGCTTCATCCATTGCCTTAAAATGAAGATTGGTGCTTTAATTCTAAACTTGATGTTGCCATGTCTAAAGGGGCTTGAATGATCATGATCCCAAAGATATCTCAAAAGCTTTTCATCTCGATCAGTCCATTCATCACTTGCTCCAGCATAAGAAACACGAGCAGCATTCACTATTGCTAAATCATCTCCCATATGGTCAACCAATTCAACAAAGCCATCACTTACATTTATCTTCATCTTTTCTCCTAGAAAATTATTATATAATATTATATAATATTATACTTTCATGTGTTTATATAACACAAAGCAGGAGACAAAATTTATGTTAAATATCAAACTCATCAATCGCTTGATTTGCCTTGAGCAAGTCGTTGATGCAATGTTCAAAGACGATGCACCTGAGATCGCTGAAGCTCTAAAATTATGCATCAATGTTATATTTGGCGATATGATCAATGATCATACCAATGCAATTGAGCAACAATATTTCTCAGATAAAGAGGTGGAAGATAAGATATCTGATCTATCTAAAGCCAAAATCACAACAGACCACATCAAGCAAATTCAAAACTTGTACAAACAACTAAAGGATAAAAAAGATGCTTAATCGATTTACACTTATCGGACGCCTTGGCAACGATCCACAACTCAAAAGCTTTGGCGATAAAGAAGTTGTCAACTTTTCCGTTGCCTATAGTGAAAAGGTAAAGGGAGAAGAAAAAACAACTTGGTTTAATTGTGAGATGTGGGGCAACTTTGCGAAGATCGTTCAGAGTCAAGCAAAGAAAGGCGATAAGATCACCGTTATTGGTCGCATCGTTATCAACGAACATGAAGGCAAGCAATATATTAAAGTGATTGCCTCTGAGGTTGTATTTCTATGATGAAGCCTAAAGATCGCAAATCGATTTTAAGTCTATATGTATCAACTAAGCTGATCAGCCTACTAGACACAATCAGCGATAGACATTCAGTTAAGATTTCTAAGTTGGCTGAAAAGATATTGCTTGACGGTCTCCAAAGAGATGAGATTGATCTTGCTCTTGAAATCGATGATGATGATGCTATTGAGAAAATCACAACTAAGATCATCAGAAAGCTAGATCATGGCAAAGACTAAAACCACCGATAAGACCGTTAAAAATGATATAGTTGATTCTAAAGCTGGCAAAAATAGCACAGCACTATCAAAAAAGCCACAAGAGGATAAATCTGAAATCGCAAGACAAAAAAGGCTGATATCAATTGAACAGGTGCTTGAGTTTATCTCTCAAGGTCTTTCTCAAGGCGATGCTCTTTCTCTTGTTGGTGTTGCATACAGTACTTGGAATGGCTGGATGAAGAGTGATCCTGAATTGGTGGCTGATATCAAGCGAGCTGAAATCTCTCTAAAGATCAAGCATCTTCAGAATATCCAGCGACATTCAGAGAACGATGTTAGAGCATCTCAATGGTTACTCGCTCGTAAATTCCCTTCTGAGTTTGGAGAGAAGCAAACAATCGATATGAATTCAAAAAGCGATGATAGCAAGGTGATCATCAATGTGATCCAACAGGTGCAAAAAGAGAAGCATGCTCAAACGATAGAGATCAAGCATGAGCTCCCAAATGAGAATGATCATGGCACAGACGAAGAAGATTGATATTGAGCTCAAACTCAATCCCTTGCAAATCGATCTAGTTGATCGATTGATTTACTCTGATGATGCTTTCATTGCCGTTAGAGCAGGTTGGGGCAGTGGCAAGACTTCAGCTTTAGTTTTTGCTTTGTGGACTTGGTCAAGCATCCATCCCAATAAGTCATCTTTACTAGTCACTGATACAGCTCCTCGATATAGATCGGTGCTTGGTCCTGAGCTTGAGAAGTGGCTTGCTCCTTATGGTTGGGTCTATCATCAGCAAGATGGCAAGTGGCTTGCTCCAAATGGTCATGTTGTTTGGTGCAGATCCTACTTTAGACCAGGGACAAGAGATGCAACACATAATCCACTTGAAGGCCTCAACATAACTTCAGGTCTTGCATTGATTGATGAGTGTCAAACTCTATCTGAAGAAGTAGCACAAAAGACGCTTGGCCGTCTTAGATCAGGTCCATCGCCTAAACTCATCATGGTAGGCTTGCCTGTATGGGATGCTTGGTGGGTGAGTTTTGCTGAGAAGGCTGGATGCACTCCAATCTTTTATGCAAGCCATGTCAACAAAGCCAACCTATCTGAAGCTTGGTTTGATGCTGTCAACAACTTGCCTGAAAGAGAAAGGCTTGCGATGGTTGAAGGTCTACCTCAATCGCCTTCAGGTCTTATTTATAGCGAGTTTAATGCATCTACTCATATCGTGAGAGGTTGGGAATATAATCAAGAGTTTAGTTCTAGGATTGCGATTGACTTTGGCTTTAGAAAACCATCAGTCTTGATCTTAACCTTTGATCCTAAACTTAATGCAGATATCATCACAGCTGAGATCAATCCTCAAGAAATAAAGCTTTCTGATTTAGCATCTCAGATTTTACAGATTGCTTGTCCTAGAGAACTAGCCTCAAAATATCCCAATCGTATTTTATTAGATGCTGCTAGTGGTGATAAGGCTGGAGCGGCTAGAAATGATCAGACGGCCTTGAGTGCTTTTAAGGTCTTGAAGAATGCACCTGAGGATGGTGGCATAGGAATGGCTTTTAGATGGTGCACTGATCCCGTCAAGACTGATGTCATGAATGGAATTATGAGAGTAAAAGCATTGCTAGAAGACAAGCGAATTTTAATCAAAGATACTGTTTGGGATGAAGGGATGAACAGTCGTGGAAACTCAATCAGAAAAGCGATCTTGTCTTATGCTTGGGATGGCAAAGAAGCACCTAAAAAAGACGGTCAAGAAGATCCACTAGATGCATTGAGATACGATGTGATCAATTGGAATTGGCGAGACAGTGGCTCGGTATCAGTCAGCATAAAAGCAGTATCTAAAAAATATGCAAATATTCATAACTCATCAACACCTAAAGCCAATCGATTTTAAGAGGCACTGATGCAAGACAAATTCAAGAAGATCACTGATGATCTAGCACAAATCTTATCTGCCAAAGATGAAGCCTATGGCAACGCCTTTGACAAGACAACTCAAATTCTATCTTTGCTTTATCCCAATGGGATTAAGGTTGAGCAATACAAAGACCTTCATGTCATCATTCGTATGCTTGATAAAATCTCAAGAATTGCAAGAGATAATGATCCAATGGGAGAATCGCCTTATATGGACATAGCAGGCTATTCTATTCTTTCACTTGCTAGGAATGACAAATGCTAGAAGAAAACAAAATCCATTTAGGCGATTGCCTTGACCTGATGCCGTCCATTCCATCGAAGTCGGTTGATATGATCCTTTGCGATTTGCCTTATGGAACAACGGCTTGCGAGTGGGATTCTATTATCGACATGGCTAGGCTTTGGGCTGAGTATGAACGAGTTATCAAAGACAACGGGGCTATTGTTTTGACGGCTTGCAATGAATTTACATTCCAACTTTATAACTCAAATCCTAAGATTTTTAAATATCGGTGGATATGGGAGAAGTCGTTGGCAACAGGCTTTTTATTGGCAAAGAAACAACCAATGAGAAACTTTGAGGATGTACTTGTCTTTTATAAGAAGCAACCAACTTACAATCCAATCTCTTTTAAAAAGGGAAAGCCAATTGGCAATAAGATTTCAAAGCAAACAACTTGCGAGGTTTATTCTCAACAAAGATGCATTCAACAAAAAATAGGACATACTGACAGGCTACCGACAACGATCTTAAAGTTTGATTCAGCCAATACAGGATCAAACACTAATTCAACAATTCATCCAACCCAAAAGCCCGTAGCCTTGTTTGAGTACCTAATCAAGACCTACTCCAATGAAAACGAATTGATCCTAGATAATTGTAGCGGTAGCGGTACAACGGCAATCGCTTGCATGAATACCAATAGAAGGTTTATTTGCATTGAGAGGGATGAAACCTATCACCGCAAGAGCATTGAGAGAATGAACAACCATGAACCACTATTCCATTTGGGGGATAAATGCTAGAAGAAAACAAGATACATTTAGGCGATTGCCTTGACCTGATGCCATCAATCCCATCGAAGTCGGTTGATATGATCCTTTGCGATTTGCCTTATGGGACAACGGCTTGCGAATGGGATTCTATCATTGACATGTCTAAACTTTGGCAAGAGTATGAACGAGTTATCAAAGACAATGGGGCGATTGTTTTGACGGCCAACTCAGTATTTACATTCAAACTTTGGGCAAGTAATCCATCTCTTTTTAGGTATAAATGGATTTGGGAAAAGACGATGGGAACAAGATTTTTACATTGCAATAAGATGCCTATCGGAAAACATGAAGACATATTGATCTTTTATAAGTCTTTGCCAACATACAATCCTCAGATGCAAGAGGGAAAGCCATATAAAGACAGCGACCGCAAAAGAGTATCTAGTAAATCTCAAAATCTCACAGATACAATAAGAAAGCCAATAGATAACGATGGATATAGGTATCCTGATGACATCATCAAGTTTTCAAATGGAAATAATCACTCAATCCACCCAACCCAAAAGCCCGTTGCCCTCTTTGAATACCTAATCAAAACCTACACAAACGAGAACGAACTAGTCTTAGATAATTGCTCAGGTAGCGGTACAACAGCCATAGCTTGCATGAATACCAATCGCCGTTTCATTTGCATTGAGAGGGATGAAACCTATCACCGCAAGTCAATTGAACGAATGAATAACCATGAACCACTGTTTCACTTGGGGGATAAATGCTAAAAGAAAACACGATACACTTGGGGGACTGTTTAGACCTTATGCCCTCTATCCCTAGCAAGTCCGTTGACATGATCCTATGTGACTTGCCTTATGGTACAACGGCTTGCGAATGGGATTCTATTATTGACATGGGCAGGCTTTGGACTGAGTATGAACGAGTGATTAAGGATAATGGTGCTATCGTTTTGACGGCGAATAATGTCTTTACTTTCAAGCTATGGTCAAGCAATCCATACATTTTTAAGTATAAAATAATATGGGATAAAATCATGAAGGTTGGACATTTATCAGCAAATAAGATGCCAATGAAACAGCATGAAGATATTTTGATTTTTTATAAACATCAACCTTGTTTTAATCCTCAAAAGACAAGCGGTGAGAAATATGTTGTAAAAAGAAACAAAACTATGAAAGCTCCTGAATATCAAATAGGAGCTCCTATCGCTAGAACAGACACAATTAACGATGGTGATAGATATCCGAGCGATATCATTTGTTTTTCAGCCAACACATTTACTAAAGATATTGGGATGCATCCAACACAAAAGCCGGTGGCCTTGTTTGAGTACCTAATCAAAACCTACTCCAATGAAAACGAACTAGTCTTAGATAATTGCAGTGGATCAGGTACAACGGCAATCGCTTGCATGAATACCAATCGCCGTTTCATTTGCATTGAGAGGGATGAAACCTATCACAAGAAGAGCATTGAACGAATGAACAACCATGAACCACTATTTCATTTAGGAGCAACATGAAAGGCAATGCACTTTTAGCAAGGTTGGCGATTGATAGCATCATCATGGATTTTTTCATCCCATTGGATGCAATCTATCAACTCACAGATCAAGCGATCATCGATAGGCTTAGAGAGCTGGAGCATTCCTATCAAGGTAAAATCAAAGAGGCTAAATTGTTTATGCATAAAATGGAGATGATATGATGCAGAAAAAGCAAAAGATGATGCAATTCTTTGGCAATGATTTAGATGCTAGATTGTGCATGATTGAGGATATGATCGAGAGAGGCGAGGTTTATCAAGGCTATTCTAGTAAATATACAAAATCACAAAAGAACATTCAATCAAAGAGAATCAGAGATGCAGATCTTATCAAGGCTGTCTCATCAGATAAAACTTGGAAAGAAATTGCTTGTGAGCTAGGCGTGACCATTTCAGCCGTTAGATTTAAATGCGATCAACTTGGGATTAAAAAAGAGAAATTACATCGACATACTAAGAGATTGAAGCACTGATCTTCTTGATCTTCTCTTCAACTCTATCAAGGCGATCAGCTAGATCATCATCGCCAACTTGAATCCTAGCTTGATCTTTTGCTTGTGCATCAATCTTGCTTTCTAAAACATTGATCTTCTTCTCAATCTCTTTTCTTTCAAAGTCGCAAACCAAAGCATGATCTTTATCTTCTCGTTCTTTCTTTTGCATCTTTTGAAACATAAGCACGATCAAGATGATGAGTGCTAAAGGTGTATTGTCTTTGGTGATCTTCATGAGTTGCTCAAATTGATTGATCTCAGGTGGCAATTCAACAAGTGAGTGAGTAGGCTGGATAGGTTGAGCTTGTGCAATAATCATCGGCTCGTCTAGTGGTGCTAAAAACATATCTTCTTCTTTCTGATATATAAACTGATCAGGGATCACTTTAATTTTAGTGTCTTTTTTGAGTAGCTTTTCAACTTTCTTTTCTCCATAGTGAATGATCAGTTTAGATCCTTCTTTAAATTCGCAAGCCTCCACCTCGTAAGTGTTGCCTTTAAAATAGATCTTGCCTGTTGTGGTGATAAAAAATTCATCATCGATTATGCACATATTTTCTCTTTCATGTGTTTAAGGTATGGTTTTTTTGAGAGTCGCTAGGTGCTTTTTCTGCTTTGAGCATCTAGCAATTTAAAATTTTATTTGATATAATAGCATTTTATGCAATATGATAAGTTGATATATTCTTTTAGGTGATGTTTATGACGGTTTATCCATATATGACAATGACAAGCTCAACCAAAGAGATGCCATACTTATCGCAAGAACGGCCACACTATCAATCTTATGGTATCAGTGGAACATCCATTCAAGGCGGCTACATCACAGGGAAAGAACAAAACCCAGCTTTATCAGGTCGTTCATGGACGAGAGAAGCTGAAGATATGTTGGCAACTGATCCAATCATCAGACGATCTTGGAGCTTGGTTAAGCAGACTCTATTGTCAGCAAAATGGGAATTTAAAGCTGGACGAGATGGTGATCAAACAAGTGAAGAGCTTGCACGATTTGCAAACGAGGCTTTTGGCTTTAAGAGTTATCCAGGCATGATGGAGATCAGCTTTGAGGATCAACTAAATTATCTTTTAGAATTCATTCCACATGGCTGGAGATATGCAGAAGAGATTTACTGTGTTGCTAAAGACTCAATAGGCAAAGAGAAGGTATTTTTAAAGAGATATGCTGATCGTGAGCCTTCATCTCATCAGCAATGGCTTTCAGTGGATAAACAAAATTTAGATGGTGTTATTCAAATCATGGTTGGCGGTGTTACTCCTGAACCTATTCCAGCATCAAAACTTTTGCTATTAACTCTCAATCGCACTGGCTCAAATTTTGAAGGTATCGGACTTTTGCGTCCTTGTTGGTGGTGGTGGAAAGAGAAGCAAAGAGCGGCAACACTCATGGCAATTGGCCTTGAGAAATGGGCTGTGCCAACTCCACTGATCAAGGTCGATAGACAAGCGATCGAGCAGATGGGCATCTCAAATGGTGATGTTGATGCGATGGTCAATGAAGCTCAAGCACAAGCTCAAGCCTATGTAGTGCAAGAGCAAAGTTATCTAGTAGAAAATAATATTGTTTCTTTTGATACCTATGGAGGATCATCAGGCTTTGATGCTAGCGGTGCTCTAAAAGTTATTCAAGAATGTGACAATCAAATCTCTCAAGCCTTCATGGCTCAATTTATGAATTTGGGAATTTCCGACACTGGATCAAGATCAGTCGGTGAAGTGCATCTATCTGTATTCAGAAGAGCATGTATCAATTTTCTTGACTTGGTAGCCAGTGCAATCAGTGGGCAAGATAGACGAGGGGGCGGAACTATTGGCCGTCTTATTCGTTGGAATTATGGAAACATTGAAGCAACTAAATTGCCTCGCTTGGTGCATAGTGGTCTTGATACTGATGCACTTGCTGAAGCTCTTGCTAGCTTGCCTTCATTGGTACAAGCTCAATTATTGACGCCTGATGATGATCTTGAGAGAGCAATCAGACAAAAGATCGGAGCTGGTCAATTGCCAATTGAAGCAACTAGAACGGCTCAAGATCGTGCTGTTGCACAAAATCCAGCTTTAGCTATGGCTGAAAGATTGAGAGCAATCAGATGAACGAGAAACAAATATCACTTGCTAAACAAAGATTGATGAATAGAAGATTTAATGCTTATCTCAATGCACCTAAAAAGTATGATGGAATAGATTTTACTCCACCTCAAGGGGCAAGAGATGCAGCAATCAGAGCATTAAAGAAACGAGCTGAGCAACCACCTTCAAAGCGTGGGATGACAGCCGTTGGGATTGCAAGAGCAAGAGATTTATCTAACGGCGTTACCTTATCACCTGATACCATTAAAAGAATGGTGGCTTATTTTACTAGACATGAAGTCGACAAGCAAGGCTCAACATGGGCTGAATATGGTAAAGGTCGACAAGCTTGGGATGGTTGGGGCGGTGATGCAGGTTATACTTGGGCAAAGAAAATTTTAGCACAAATGGAGAGAGCTGATGAGAAAGAAAAAGCATTGTCGGAATCTTCCTTGTCGTCCTCCAATCGTACTGACATTAAGATATTTAGAGAAAGAATCAGGTTGGGAGAAATTGCTTTATATCCAGGATCAGACATTAAGGTGCTTTCTGTTGGTAAGGTCAACAGTCGCATCAATGGGAAGACGATTCAAGATGTCACGCCTTCGATCCTTGCTGAGATCGTAAGAGTATTCAAGGCAAGACTCAATGAAGATCCAGTCATCATTGATTGGAATCATCAATCATCTCCCTTTATGGATAACGGGCCAACTGATCCATCTCAATCTATGGCATATGGTGAAATCTCTGATGTATATGTAAAAGATGATGCACTTTATGTAAAACCTCTATATACTCAAGCAGGTCTCGATCTAGTGAAAGCTAGTGAAGGCGTTTTATATCCATCACCTGAATTTTTAGTAGGTGATATTTATGCAAGGGAAGATGATCCAAAGCCAATCGGTTTTGCTCAACTTCAAGCTGTCACCTTGACGGCTAGACCAGCTCAATCTAAAAATAAAATTAGTCGTGTTTTACTCATGGAGAACATAATGAATCCAGAAGAATTAAAGGCTATGACAGCTGATCAACTCGTGGCTTTAGTGCTAGAAAAAGATCAACTCGTCAAGCAATTAGAAGCTCAGTTGGAAGGCGTCAAGTCTGAAAATGATGAGCTCACTAAAGACGAATCAGAAGGCGAAGTCAAAATTTCTCTTGATGGTGAATATGCCAAAAAAGATGAAAAAAAGATGATGGCTGAAGAAGATAAAAAGATGATGGAAGATGAAAAGAAAATGTCTGAAGCCACCGCTTTATCTGAAAAGGCACAAGCCAAACTGATGAACGAGCTACATGCACAAGTGACTTCTTTGTCTGAGCAAGTCAAGACCTTACAAGCTGAAAAACATCAAGCTGAAAGAAAGCTTGTTGTTGACGGCTTGCTTAACACTGGCAAGATTGCACCTAGTGAAATTTCAGCCGTTGAATCAGCCTATGATATCAAGGATAAATTCCCAGCTATTTGGCAATCATTCAGTGAAAGAAAAGCAAATCAAGCTATCAACCTTTCTGAAAAGGGACATGCTAGCACCGCTCAAGAGATCAGCTTTATCGATCAAGTGAATGAAATTAAAAAGACAAAAGGCATCACATTTTCAGAAGCCCTAAATGTCATGAAAAACGAACAACCTGATGCTTACATCAAACATTTCAAAGGATAATAATCATGAGCTTAAATAATCATGCTATCTATAAGACCTTTATCGCATCTGCATCTATCACCGCCTTGACCTTGGTTAAGGTTGATAGTGCTGGCAAAGTTACACCTTGCACCGCCGCCACTGATGTTCCTGTTGGTATTGCTCAACTTGCTGGTGCAAGTGGTGATGCTATCAATGTATGCATCAGCGGTGTTTCTCGTGTTGTTGCTGGTGGTACTATCACCGCTGGAACTCACTTTTTTGTTATGCCTGGTCTTGCTGGCAAAGTGTATGCTTATGATGGAGCTGGTGCAAGCACTCAAATCATCGCCGGTCGTTTCTTGCCAAATGTTGCAAATACCGCAGCAAGTGCAAATGAAGAAATCGAAATCCTTTTCAATGTCTCTTTAGGAGTCTAATCAAATGGCTAACTCATCTTATAGCAATATTCATCCAGTCAACGAAATCCTTCGCAACCTTGCCATTGAAGCAATTCCTAGCGATGGACAACTGATCGCCGATCAAGTTATTGAAAATGTTGATGTCAAAGCAATTGGTCCAACAGGTACTCTCTTGATCGAAGAAACACGCAACTTTATGGGCTCTCCTGATGTTGATGCACAAAGAGCACCTGGTGCAGATCGTCAACGCATTGGCAACTTTGACCGTTCAAGCACAACCTTCTCAGCAAAGATTTATTCTTTAAGTGATGAAATTGCTCTTGAAGATATCAAGTATTCACAATATCCAGGCAATGAAGAACAAAGATCATTCCGCAAAGTGCAAAGATCAATGCTCTTAAATCGTGAAACTCGTTTAGCCAATCTCTTGTTTGGTGCTAGCAATTGGGGCTCTTATACCTCAGCTCTTGCATCTTTGGCTAGTGGCTCAAATGGTACACAATGGAATCAAGCTGGTGCTGAACCTTTAACTGATCTTCATGCTTTGATCGATGTTATTCGTGCAAATTCTCATGGGATCTTGCCTGATACTTTAGTACTTGGTTATGGTGCTTTACGTGCATTATCTCGCAATGCTGAAGTAAGAGGCTTTTTCACAGCTGGAAGCACTCCATCAGGTACAGCATCAGGCAATCGCTTGATGAAAGATGACATGGTGATTTCCGTTCTCAAAGAAGTTCTAGGGATCCCAAATGTACATGTTGGTCAAGCTCGTAAAGAAACAGCAAATGCTGGCTTAACTTCTTCTGAAGCTCAAGTATGGACTGATGACAGCGTTTTCATGGGTATCATGAAAGGCTCTGATGCAATTGCAAATAAGAACGGCGTCAAGGTTATGCCAGTAGCCGCTCTCAATTTTGTATATGAAGGCTACTCTTCAGGTGCTTATGATGATCTTGCTATGACAAAACGCACTGTTTGGATGGAACATACCCATCAGGATAAGATCATTGCTCAAAATTATGGTTTCCTCTTGACTGATTGTTTAGCTTAATGTTCGTATGCTTAATTGTCCTTATTGCCTTAATTCTATCAATAATATGGTGCACCTAGCAGAAGCTAGTGATGCAGATCAACAGGCAATAGAGGATATCAGAAAACAATGGATTGATGAACGCAATCCACAATTAAAACTCTTGCTCAAAATGAGATTGGATGTCCTCGTCAAAGAGGTTAATTCAGCTAAAACATTTGAGGAAGAAATGAAGAAAGCGACAAATCGATTATATCGTGCAATCGCTGAAATGGTGCAACAAGGTCAAGGGCAAATGCTTGTTAGTATGTCACCTGATGAGCTTAAATCATTTTTAATCTCAAGTGGCATGGGAGACGCTTTGACATATTTTGAGCGGTCTCAAGTGGACATAGTGGAATTGATCAATAAGGCAACTCTTGCGATTGATCCTGAGTTTAAATCAGCACCTCCCAATCTCATTCAAGCGATTGCTCAACAGACTTCATCACAAGTTTTTGATGCTCAAATCTTGCCTTCTCTTAGTAGTGCAATTCGCAACATGGCAACAACGGCGATTATTGTTGGAAGCTCAAAGCCTGTACTTGATCAGATGAGAATTGCTTTTGAGAAATCAGTTGGCGTCGGTACTACTCAAGCAAGAACGAAGATCGCTGAATTTGGGAGATCTATCAACGCTTTAAATGCTGATGAAGCTGGCTTAGAGAACTTCATTTATGTTGGGCCTAAAGATGGGATAACTCGTCCATTTTGTCGCAAGCTTGTTGGAAAAGTGCTATCTAAGAAACAGATCATCAAGCTTGACAATGGACAGCCTTCAAGTGGTCCTCCATTGACTGCTGGTGGTGGCTATAATTGCAGACATTCATGGGCTCCAGTTAGCAAGGGATTTCTAAAGGTCAATGATTTAACGGTGGTTTCAGATAGTGAGATAAAGGACATAACAACATGAGAAAAGCACAACAAGGCAAAAACTATAATTTCATTTGGCAAGCTCCACATCCAATCAGTGGAACTCCATCAATTGCATTCTATCTTGAAAGTGGATCAGTTGGCGGTGCTATGTCTCAAGGTCGATCTGATTTAGTAGCTACTGATTTAGATAGAGATAGACGAGTTATGACTTTGTCAGCATCAGCCACCGCTTTAAAGCAATTTCAATCTGATGCTTTTTTGCTTACTGATGCAGATACTTTCTTTTCAATTAAGATCGTTCGCATCACTGGAACACAATTGATCTTAGCTGATCCACTACCTAGAGATATCGCTTTCACATCTAACTCAACAATTCAATTTGCGAGTTGGCTTTACACTTGCTCATCCTCCAATGTAACAGCATCTAAGCAAACAATCGCTTATGCTGTTGAGTATGTACAAAGCGAAGGTACACAAACGATCAATAGAGTTGAAAAGGGAAGTTTAAAGGTTGTGCCTCGTCCTTTTGATACAGGCTTAGATCATAATAAGTTATGCTCAATTTTTCCTCATATTGCTGATCTAGCACCTAGACGGGCAAACGGCTTTGAAGAGCAAATATCATCAGCACTTGATGAGCTTGCTTTATATGTAAGAGATTTAATTGTACCGAGAGAAGTTGATGAAGATGATATACACAATTCACATGATTTATTGCAAGCTCATTCCTATCTTGCGATTGCTCGCATCCATGAGCTTAATGGCAATATCGATTTAAGCGAGAAGATGAGAGCAAGAGGGATTGAGCTTGCTGATCTTTCTATGAAAACAATCAGCCTTGATCTCAACACAGATGGGATTATCCAAACTACTGAGAACAATCAGCGAGTAAGTGCAAGCTCTGATATTCGTGGCAACTTTGCCGGTCGATCAGTTGGAGAGTATGAAGCTCAGTTTATCCCTTCAAGAAATATGAGATGGTAAATGAAAGCAACTATCAGCCTAAACTTGCCACCTTTAAATCTGACTAAAACCATGATGAAGGGAATTGCTCAAGATATCTTGGCAATTATCAAGATCAGAATTTACAAAGGCTTGGATTATAATTTAAGCAAGTTTAAGGCATACTCAACAAAGCCTATTTACATTGGATATAAATCAACAACCTACAAAAGATTAAAGCCAAAGCGTGGGATTAAAAAACCTAACTCAATGTTTTTTGCAGGTGGTTATGCTGAATATAAAGAAAAATCTCGCAAGCGATCAAATGCGATTGAAGGTCAAACAGCCTCCATTGATTTAACTTTATCAGGGATGATGATGCAAAACTTTGTAGTGCTTGACGCAACCAACACAAAATTCACTATTGGTCTTTTGCCACCTGTGCAAGATTATGGTTATGCTGTTAATAAAGATCGTGGCTTTATTGGTTTGGCTGATAAAGAGGTTGATCAACTTGTGCAAATCGTTAAAGCAAATTTACTTGGAGAATAACATGGGCATATATGAAGCACTAGATCATCTCATAGATCGTATTGAGTCTATCACGCCAAAGACGGATGTCTATCATCATTTTGTATGTATCAAAGATGCTCAAGGAAACACGCTATCACTTGAGAGCAGATCAAATCAAAATCGCTTGTTTGATATTGCTTTCAATGCACTTGCTCAAGATGATGGTCAAGCTGGCATCAGTGGTAGAAAGAGAATTGAGCTATCTTTGAGAATAAGATATGATATTGGAGGAGATCGAGGCTTACTTGAAAGAATGATCGCTGAAGATTCAAGCAAGCTGATCGACACATTGAAACAACCTGATTATGATTTTTCATCAACTGGTATCGTTTCTTTAATACCTAATCAAGCCACTACTCAAGAAATTCAAAATGATCCTTCTCAAGTAGGCTATCTTTTAATTTTACCTTTTACTTTACTCTATTTGGAGGATTGACATGACAGTCACTCACAGATCGCTATCAGTAGCAACTGAAGCAACTTTTGGAAGTTTATCATCATCAACTGGCTTGCCTGATTTCAGTGGCTTGTCTTTCATCTCTTTACCATGTGAAAGAGATCCAGTAGTCATTTATGGTGATGTTGTTGCAAATGAAAGACTTGAAACAAGAGACGGCCCACATGGCTTGCCTCCTGAACCTGATACTGTTTGGAGTGGATCAAGTCGAGTACAAAGACGCACCGGTCAAGTACAAGTCACTATCGATTTTACCACCGTTGGAAGTGGTGCAAATACCTATGCATCAACCGGCTTAGGCAAGCTCTTAAATGCTGGCTTTCTTACCAATCTCGCCGGCTTTACTTCTAGCGATACAGTAACAGCTGATGATGAGAATGTCTTTACTCCAACAACTACCAACACAAACTATAAGATTGGCGGTGTTGTTTCTTCTCTCATCAATGGTCGTTGCGAATATTCATCAGTGACAGCCAATAATCGTGGTGGTGCTGGCAAGATTGGGGTTTCTCCTGCATTTAGTGCAAATCCAACCGCTATTTATCCCATGCAAACTTGGTATGTGCCTTATGGTACTTCAAGCGGTCAAGTGGTTTCATCTCTATGCTTTAGAGTTGACGGCGTTGGTTTCCGTAGCTATGCCTATGGTTGCAAGCTTGCAAGCTTAAATATTTCTGTAAGTGCTGGTCGTGTGATGGGTGAATTTACTTTTCAAGCTGCCTTAATTCAAGATGACCATGGCAATGCAAGTGGACCAATTGAACCAGTTGTTTTAAGTGGTGCAACTCAACATTTTAGAAATGCTTATGCTGTTGTTTCTGATGCTGTCACTTATTCAAGAACCAATGTAGTTGGCACAACAGGTGAAGAGCTTTCAAGAATTGCCTTAGATGCTGAAGGCTTTACATTTAACATTGCCAATACTTTGACACCTAAAGGCCACTCAAATTCAATTCTTGGCATGTCTGATATGGAGGTTTCAACCGTTGATGTTGAATGCACCTTGACATTATCATCTGCAAATACAACTTTAGCATCAGATTTTTCAGATAGAGTTATCCGTCAAGTGTTAATAGGAACGGGTCCTGTTGGTGATGGCAAAGGCATGGCTTTATTCATCCCTGCAGGATATTTGACCGTTGATCCAAATAAATATGATGTAGCCGGTGAAATCGTTAAGCAAGCCTTAACCTACAAGCAAAGCCGATTCGGTGGTGATGTAGGTACAACACAGCCAGCCAACTCACCGGTGAGAATTGCACTAGGAATTTAAGATGCTAAAATTCAGCACAACCACAAATATTGAGATTAAAATTGCTGTTTCTTGTGATCCAGCTTTAGATATGACATCAGCCGAAGTCACCGCTTATCTTCAAGGAGATTTTGACTCTCTCAAGATCAAGCAAGATCAAGCTCCAACCTACTTCTTTATTAAGCCACTCTCTCCGTCTGATAGAGAAGAGATTGAGATTAAGGCTGGTGCATATACTAGATCAGAGCTTGGAAGAATGCTTTTTGTTGAACAACCTGATGATCAAAAAAAGCGAGCATACTGGCAAGACTCTTTATCTGATCAAGAGAAGAATGCTCTTGCTCAATATCAAGGTTATCTCAATCGTGTATATGCTGAAACGGCTAAAAAAGCATTGGTCAAGATTGAAGGCTTTGACGGCAATGCTTGGGATGCAATCCAATCAATCAAACCTGAGCATCATCGCATTCAAACAGTTGCTGAGATCGTAGCTCATGTTCAAAGAATTTCCCTTTTAGGTGATGAGGGAAAATAGCGATCACATCCTCAATATGGCTATCTCAAAATAAAGGGAGATCATGGGGGTGTGAGCAATGTAAATCTAAGCCAGGATTAAGACAACTTAGGGGCAATTGTGGTGGCAAGTTTCAAAAGGGATTGTCTTATTTAGATGAAGATGAGCAAGGCTTATTTGTGCCTGCTTATCGTGTTGCGCCTGATAGCGATGAAGCTTTCAGCGAGCTTAAAATAAGATCATGTCCTGTTGCACTTGCCAATCTAGCTACTCCAATCGTAAATGCTTTTTTTAGTCATACGAATGGATTATTTGACATAAAAACATCTTATCCATCACCGACTTGTGCTATTGTTGAAGCAGTAGATTTATTATACTATCATCATCAATTGTTAAAAAATCGTCTTCATGAGAGACAGATGAGTGAGATCAACAATGGCAGAAAATAATGTTGTGATTGGTGTTGAGGTTGAAGGCGTTGAAGAGGCTAAAAAAGATTTAAATCAAGTTGCACAAAGCACTCAAGCGATTGGTGATCAATCTAAAAAATCAAATAAAAAAGTAAATGAGTTGGGAGAATCTTTTAATGCGCTAGGTCAAACGGTAGAGCAACAAACTAAAGGCACTACTCGTGGAATCATGGCGGTACAAAACGGTCTAGGTGGGGCCAATGATTCAGCTGTGACTTTAGGTCGTGCAATGGTAACACTTGCAGATAATGGGTCAAGAGGGATGATTGCAATCTTGGGGCCGGTTGGTGCTGTTATTGCTACAATATATACACTTTATGAGGGTTATCAGCAACTCACTGGAGCGGCGAAAGAGTATGAAAAAACCGCAGCAGTATCAGCGGCGGTGGCAAGCGATTTGACCTCTAAACTTGACGCATTGGCAACTAAAGGGATTCGATTGTCTAGCACAGAAATGCAAGGGATGATCAAATCAATCTTTGATGCTCGCATGGGTGTTGAGTATATGAATGAACAAATAGCAGAAAGTCAAAAGATCTTCTCTGATCGTATTCAAGCACAAAGAGAAATCAACATACTTTTAGGCAAAGAAAAGGATTTAGTTGATAAAAATATGTGGTTTTTTGAGCGATGGACTTCTTCTATTATTAAAGGAACGGCTCAATTTATAGACTTCAGAACTCAACAAGAAAAGATGGCAGATGCACAAGAGGCACTAAGTAAATCGATTCAAGAAGAAGATCAATATGTCAGAGATCTAACCAAAGCCTATGCTGAAAAGTACGAAGCTAGTATTAAAGAAGAGCAAGCTCAATTGAAAAGAGAAGCTACAAGGCTAGAAACTATTGACATGCTAAAAGCTGAGTATGATGCACAAATGGCATTAAATCAATTGGTCATCGAGGCTTATTCATCTAGTGGTCCAGAAGAGCGAGCAAGGCAAATTAAGCTTGAGCAAATCAAGGCTTATGAGAATTTAGCTAAAGCAACATCTATGACTAAAGATGAAATGTTTGATGAAGCTCAAAGACTGAAAGAAATAAATACGAATAGAAGAGCAAGCATTGAAGCATTGGCAAATGAAGCAAAGATTAAAAGAGAAATAGCTGATGAAGATAAAAAAAGAGCTGAAGAAGAAAAACGAAGAGCTGAAGAAGAACGGAAAAGAGAAGAGCTGAAAAGGCTTGACTTAGAGAAGAATGCATCAATCTTAAAGAAACAACAGGAGAAACAACAAGAGGATCTCTTAAAGCAAAAGCAAGCACAATTCAAAGCAAGGCAAATGCAAATCATATCTGAGCAATCTCAAATCAATGCACTTGAAATTCAACTAACTAAATCAGGCCTTGATGAGCAAATAGCACTTGCTGAAAATAGTTATAATACTGCTAAAAAATTAAATAGAAATAATAAAAATCAATTGCTCATTGCTGAAAAACAATATCAACTAGCAATTCAAGGAATTAACGATCAACAACTTGCACAAGAGCAAGCTAAAATCTCAGAGCAAGCAAGGATCAATCAAGATTTAATCAATCAGCAAATCGCACACGAAGAGGCAACATATCAATCAAGCATCCAATATCAACAAAAGCAACAAGAATTAAGGGATAAGATCGCAATCTTAGATATTGAGGCCGGCAAAGATGAATACAAAAAACAACTTGATCTATTGGCAAAAAATCAAGAGATTGAATTGAGATCAGTTGAGAACAACGAACTTGCTAAAGCTGAAATTCAAAAGAGATATGCAAATCAAAGAGTCAAGGTTGAGAGTTATGCAGCATCTCAAATGGGAGAGATGGCAATGGCTACTACTCAAGCTTTTGCCTCGTCTGTTGCTGGTGCAATTATGGGAGCTCAATCAATGGAAGAAGCAATCAAGTCAACACTTGAAGGCTTAGCACAAGAAGCAATCGCAAGATCAATCTTTGCAACCGCTATGGGTTTTTCAGCTTTGGCTTTGGGTCCAATTGGTGGTGTTTCTGCTAGTCAATATTTTCAATCAGCCGCTTTATTTGCTGGGGTTGGTGCTATTGCTGGGGTTTCATCAAAAGCGATGGGAGGCGGTGGAGGTGGTGGATCTTCAGCTAGTGTTTCTCCTACTGGTTTGGCACAAGCACAAGCACCGAGCAGACCTGAAGCAAGTAAAGCTGAGCCAATGGTCTTTAATATTAACTTCGGTGGATCAGTTATCTATGATACAAAGGCGGCCGCTGAAAGAGCGTTTGCTGATCGTATTGTAAGACAAATCAATAACTCAAACAGAGGGATGGTAAGATTAAATGCCTAGAAATGAATTTGCTCCGAATTTTGCATTGATGACTGATTTTGATGCAAGGCCTTTCACAAGTACATTGTACACAACGGAAGGGCAAAACATCAGCTTGCCATCAGCATCTCAGATTGTTTTTGATAATCCTATTCAGTTTCTAAACGGTCAAGGGATGAGCTCAAGCTATTCTCTCAAACATGACTTAGAAGCTGACATATCAGGCTCAACATGGACGATTTCCATTGATAAGCAAGATCGTATCAATTGGGCTGTCTCTCCATTGCATACAATGGATATCAATACGAATGCGGGCGGTGGTGAGATTTGGGGTTTAGACAATGATTATCTTGAAATGTACGAATCGCCTGCTGTGTTTCCCAATGACTGGCAACGAGGCAACTTGATTTTTTGGCAAAGTGGCAATTCAAACTATGGAAAAATCAGCTATACCGAATCGGGTGTAGCATCTCCATTCTTATATCCAAATTTTCCACTTGCTCAAGATATGGTTTCTCTCTTATCGATCAGATCGGGCAATGGTCAATATTGCCTACAATCAAGGGATGAATTTTATTTTGCACAAGCTCATCAATGGATATTGCGAGATGATGGGCATGTGGTGAGAATGTCAACCTTTACCAATCCATCATTCTCATGGGTTGATACAGATTTCAGAGATAGGCTTGGATTTAGTGGAAATGAGCAATGGGTTTCTCTCTATGGAAGAAAAGCATTGATCGCTGATCATGTGATGCCAGGCGTCTTATATCCATCAAGACCATTTCAAGATCATCATATAGCATACGATCGAGTGAGTGAATATCAAAGAAAAATAGGCGGTGGCTTTACATCCAACTTCATAGGCAATTATGTTAAATCTCGATTGACTTTCCATTTAGATGCTTATGCTGATATTCAGAACGATTATCGATTTTTTAGCGATACTTTGGGGGCTTACTTTTACAAGGGAGCAAAGATCAATTTCATTCAAGGGGTTGGAGATCCTAGACTAGCAAGGATAACGAATGATATCACCTCATCAAATCCTGCTTATTCTCTCACTCATACAAGCGAAAATAACGGCGATCAAGGTGTTATCGTTGGCACTATAACAGACATATCAGCAGATCTCGCTTATGATGGAGTTATCAGAAGAAGAGTACCAATCACAATGGAGATCGAGCATGACTAATTCTATTCTAAATCCAATTGTCTCGCTTGATCCATTTCTCTATGTTTCAGGCAAAGAGATTTCAAATGATGCTGATGCACTTGTCAACCTTGGTAAGATGCAAAACTATCTTCATGCTCATTATGGTGCAGGGGTGATGATTGAGCAAAAGTTTGATGATGGGATTTTATTCTATAATTCAGCTACTCCTAAAATAGCTTGTTATTGGAGGATGCCAACTATAAGCACCGCTCACAAGGTTTTTCAAATCACAGTTAATGCACAAGCTCACACTGGCTTGAATTATGTTTATGTTACGATAACGGCTGGGGCATCAACGGCTACATTAACTCTTAATTTAACTCCTAGCACAACGGCCTATTATCAAGGATCAATCACATTCGCAAGCATCAGCAATTCAACTTCATACATGCTTGTGCAAATGATCGTACAAGGACATTTACAAGTAAATTCTATTTGCGTTGAAGCATTGCCTTTATCATCAGTTTCAGATGGTGCTGTATATCAACCAAATGGTGCTGATTATTTTTATCCAATAGGCGATGATGCTTTTATAAGTGACAAGCCTTTATCATCTGCAAAAGGTAGGCAACTTTTGAGCAATCTTAGGTTACTGCAAAAGAGGCCTCGAATGTTGTTTACAGCATCAGCAATTGATGTAAATGCTGATGGAGGCACAACCAACACATTTAACGGCGGGTCAATTCATCCTCAAAAGACATTCTCTTATCAAGATCTGATCGCCATGACTCCCAATCTTCCACAATGGGAAGGTGCAATAACATTGAATTTAAACCTTGTGATTAACATATATGTCATCAATCCATCAGCATATGATTATGAATTTTATCTATGGTCAAATAAGATAGTTGTTGATGCTGGAGAGACGGGCAAATGGATTTCAATCTTGACTAAATATCCTTCAAGTTTTGATGCTTTCTTAGTCAATTTAACCTATCGATTAAGACCGCTTAGAATCAATCCCTTGCTCTCAGGTGATCCACTTGATCTAACCTTAATATCATCTCCAATTCAATCTATTTCTCTTTGGGGGGCGTGATGGCTTTTATCTCTCAAACAACTAGACAAGCTCCACTAGATCAAGAGGTTTCAATCTCTCAGCCTGTGCTTG